CCCGAGGCGCCAGCGCCGGCGCCAGAGCCCGAGGATCCAGCGGCGCCAGCGCTCCCCCCGGCCGCGCCGCCAGCGCCCGCCGTTCCGCACATGCACTGCCCGTAGCCACTTCCGTCCTGGAAGCACGCCTGCGCGCCCGTCGCGCCGCCCGGGCACACGCACGCCTCCTGCTTCCCCGCCACGCAGACGGCCGCACCGCCGGCGCCCGCCGAGCTCGTGCCGCCCTTGCCCGCCGAGGCGCCTCCCGCGCCCGCGGAGGCCCCGCCAGCGCCCGCCTGGGCGCCAACGTCGGGCGTGGTGCCGGAGGATTCTCCGGTCGATGAGGAGCAGGCGAGAAGGGCGAGCGGGAGCAGGTAGGCGAAGCGGGTCACCCTCGGGAGCGTACGCACGGACGCGGCGTCGTGCGAGGGGTGAGGGCGTGTCGCCTCAGGGCTCGGAGTCGGCGGGGTCCTCGGGCGCCGAGCTCGCCAGGCGCTTCAGGGCGCTGCAGTCGGGCAGCGGGATCTTGAACTTCCATGGGAAGGGCCACGGGAACGGGATCGGCAGCCCGGGGAGCGGGACCGGGATCGCCACCTGGGCGGAGAGCGGCCCGCAGGGCGTATTGAACGGGCCGACCTTGACCTTGAGCGTCGGCATCAGGGCCCCACGTGGACGGTAGCCGAGAAGGTGTTGAGCGGAGCGCCAGGCCCCTGAGCGACGCTCGACACGCCCGGCACCGGCGGCACGCCCGAGGGCATGTTCAGGAGCACGGCCCCTCCGTGGATGTCGGTGAGCTGGTCGCCGGCGAGCGTGATCACCGTGCCCATGATCGAGACCCCGTCGTCGCTGACCTCGATCTTGTTCTCGCCGTTGGGCGAGCAGATCGTCACGCCGCCCTGGCCCACTTGGATGAATGCGCCGGCTGCGTCGCGCATCTTGATCCCGAGCTTCTCGCTCGACGGATCCCACACCATGCGGATCGCCGTGTTGTTCGGCGGCGCCCCGTCGTCCCCCTCGAGGTAGAACTCCCCCACGTAGTCGGCCTTGGCGCCGCGCAGGCGGATGCAGAAGGGAGCGCCCCGGATGTTGTACCGCACCCCGACGCCCTTCTCGGGCTGGTGCACCTCCGTGTCCTGCAGGCCTCCCTCGTCAACGGCGACGCCGGCGACGGCAGAGGGGATGGGCTTCTCCTTCCCGCCGAGGAGCGAGGCGATCGCGATGACGAGCCCGTCCGTGGTCCCGGACGGCATCAGCAGCACGACCCGGTCGCCAGCCGTCACCGGGGACGACCGGAACCCGCTCCCGAGCGGCGAGGCCGCGAGCGCAGTCACGGTCGACCCGGCGAACGGCCCGTCCATGATCATGCACGCGACGCTGAGCCCGTTGGCCTCGCCCTCCTGCAGCACCTGCATCGGATCGTCGTCGACGACGCGAGCGATAGCCGAGTAGCAGCGAGCGCCGCCTGGCGCGTCAGGCCCGCGTCCCATTCCCAAGATCTCTGCGATGTCTCCGGCGCTCATCGTCCCCTCATCGCTCCTTTTTCCAGCGCGTCGATCTGCTTCAGCTTGGCGTCGATCACGTCGTCCGCCGCGCCGCTGTTCCGAACCTTGGACCGCGCTTCGGCGAAGCGCTTCTGCAGCGTCTCGAGATCGAGCGCGCGCAGCACGGGCCCCTGCTCGACGATGCCGTTCACGACGTCGTCCGGATCCTCGCCCGAGGCCTTCGCCTGCAGGTCGCTCACGATCACCGTCAGCGCCGACAGGGTCAGCTCGAGCTCTGCGGCCTTGTCGTGCCCGCCGCTGATCTTCAGCGTATCGACCACGAGCCGGTCGGTGACCGGCATGCGCGCGATCGCCGCCGCCATCGACTGAGCGGCCGCCCGAGGCACACCCGCGGCCTGCAGTAGCGACCCGATCCCGCCGGCGCCGACCGCGCCCGCGAGCACGCGCACGACCGGCGGCACGAGCGCCAGGCGATCGGGGTCGCCGTTCTCCTTCACGAGCCCGAACGTGATCTGATCACCGGCGCGGAGCGCGAGAAGGTCTCCCGACGGCGGCTCGACCGCGAAGGGATCGCTCGTCGGCGAGTGCGTGGTGACCGTGTACTTCACCTTCTGCCTCGTGCGTTCGAGGAAGTACGCCTCCGCGAGCTTGGGCAGGAGCTCCGGGTTGCTCGTTGGCGCGACAGGGATCAGAAGGACGCTGTCGTCGAGCTGCTCGTACCCCGGGAGGCCGATGTTCGCGGCGAGCGGCGGGAGCACTGGCGGCTTGCCAGGGTCGATCGTGACGGGCTTCACGCTCTTCGGATCGGGGGGCCAGCGGGCGGCGTACTGGATGTGCCGGTCCGGGTCGTAGGAGACCACCTGCACGCTCTGCGTCTTCACGCCGACGAGCTGGTGCTTCACGGAGAATCCCTCGACGACGTTGCCGACGAGGATCGTCGCCTTGGTCGCCTTCGAGGCGCTCCGGTCGCGGCCCTCGTACACGGTGCCGGCGAAGCCGAGCTCGAGCCGCATCACGTTCAGGCGCGGCACGCACCCGACGTTGGCGCACGCCTGCACGATCGCGTCGAGGTACGTCTGCTGCCCGTGCGCCGACTGCTTCGCTGCGGGTGCGGCGCCGGCCTTGCCCTTCTTCTTCTTCGTCTTCGGCTTGTACTTTCCGAAGTTGGGCTCCGGTTCGTCGTCGACCCACACAACCTCGAGCCCCTCGGCGGTGGAGCCGCGCAGGAACTCGTCGATGGCCTTCGAGATCGGGAGCGCCTCGTTCAGCTCGTGGCCCGCCTTCGGCTTCGCGTTCGCGAGCAGCCCGAGGAAGTCGACGAACTTGATCTTCACCGTGGGCACGCCGTCGCCCTGGATGGACTGCTCGGGCTCCGAGCCGATGCCGGCGAAGTCGCAGTTCGAGAAGTCGGACCGGAGCTGCGGGAGCGTGGCGCTCGCGGTGCCGAAGCCGCCGATGTCGTCCTCGATGCCGCGCTTCCAGTCGCTCGACGTGACCTGCTCGACCGCGACGAACGCGGTGATGGATCGGATCGCGCTGGGCGGAACGGGGAGCACCGCAGCGTCCAGCGTGCACTCGAACTCGTCGGCGCGACGGAACGTGTTGTACTCGATGCTCCACTCCTTCGGCGCGACGTTGGCGAGGACGAAGTACGGACGACTCCCGCCGAGCGCCGCCTCGTTTCGGAACTTCCTCTTCAGCGAGTCGAGGGCGCCGACGACGCCGCCGGTGCGGATCTGTTCCGTGACCTTTCGCACCGACGCGAGGGCGGCGGCCTCGATGTTCAGCCGCGCGTCCGCGCCGTCCGCCTCGTCGTAGAGCTCGACGCGGAGCGTGACCGAGCACATGACCCTGGCCGTTTCCACTCACGCTCCCCGCGGCGGCAGCTCGACCGAGTAGACGCCCTTCGGCACGATCTGCCCCGGCAGCTCGTTCAGCGTTGCGATCTCCTCCCAGCGCGCCGCGCTCCCGAGCTCGGCCGCGGCGATGTCGGCGAGGCTCGCGCCCGGCCGCACGCCGATCTCGCGCTTCTTCCGGCGCTCGAGCGCGTCGAAGATCGCCACGACGGCGTCCCGCGCGCCGGCGACGGCCGACGTCGCCGCACCCGCCGCGCGCTTCATTCGCAGCAGCGTGCCCACGTTCGCGCCGACCGCGCGGTACTCGTCGGCGGTGTCGCTGAGCAGGTCGTCGAAGGCGTTGGCCAGGTTGCCCACGGTGCGCGCCGCCGAGAGCAGGTTGTTCGCTGCCTTTGCCGGCGCCCGCGCGAGATCCCCGAGCCCCTTCAGGCCCTTCCGGAGATCGTTGATGCCCTTCCGGAGGTTGCCTGCGGCCGCGTTCAGCTTCTCGAAGAAGTCGGGCTCGAACGGGTCCTCGTCGGCGAGCGCGGACGCCAGCGCCGAATCGGCGGCCTCGAGCTTGCCTGCCACCTCGTCGCCGATGACCGCGACCTCCTGCCCCGCAGTGGGGATGTCCTCGCCGCGCCACTCCCACCGGAGCTTCAGCGCGACGTTGACGCCAGCGGGGCCGAGCGCGCCGGTGATGGGCTGGACCAGGTACGCGCGCCCGGGCTCCGGCGTGACCTCGCGCAGAAGACCCACGCGCGCGAACCCGGCCAGGCGCACCGAGCACGCGCGCGCCCGCTTCTGCAGGCGGACGAAGATGGCGACAAGCCCCTCGGGCGTGATCTCGATGTCGTCGGCGCCGACGATCTTCACGTCCCCGTCGCGGATGAAGACCGCGTCGAGCGCGAGGGACATCTCGGTGTCGTCCCACTCGAGGCCGGTCACCGCTTGGATCGCGTTCTTCTGGCCGATCGGCGTGAACTTCCCGCCCGTCGTCTTGCTGCCGAAGGTCGTGCCCACCTCGGGCATGAGCGAGCCGGAGAGCTCGACCGAGATCAGCTCTGTGCCCTCGACCTCCTCGATCACCAGCGAGTGGTATCGACCGTCGAAGCCCTGCAGCGCCTCCTCGCGAAGGCGCGATACCGAGGCGCTCTGTGCGGGCGTGTTCGCCATCATGACCCCGGCATCACGCTGCCGCGCACGATGCTGGTCGCGTCGTGCAGGGTGCGGACGAAGTCCTTCCGGGCGCGCACGAGGATCGCCTCCTCGTTCCCGTCGCCGAGGTCCCACTTGATGGTGACCTCGACCTTGCCGCCGCCCTTGCTCCCGGCCTTCGGCGCCGTGTTGCTTGGCGCGCCACCGGATGCCGCGGTGCCCATGGCGACGAGGCCGGTGCCAAACTGGGCGTCGCCGCCGAAGTACTCCTCCTTGTCGCCGAGCGGCGAGCCGGGGGCGAGCGTCCCCTTCTTCGCTCCCACCTTGCGGAGGATGCCGTCGATCATGTCGCCGATCGCCTGCGCGGCCAACGTCGCCCCGTTCACGACGAGTCGAAGCGTCTGCACCAGGTAGTCGAGCGCCTGGATGCCGTAGTCCAGCACGGTGCCGAGCACGCCGAGCACCGCGACGAACTGGACGCCGATGAGGGCGATCACGGGCGAGATCGCGTCGTAGAGCTGACCGAGCGCCGACCACAGACCCTTCAGCGATCCCCACAGCATGATCGCGTGCCCTTGGATCTTGTCCCAGATCCCGGTGAGCCAGGAGCCCATGCCGAGGAAGTTGGTGCGCAACACCTCGATGGCGCCGACGACCGCGGCGATGACGATCGCCACCGGCGGGATCGCCGCGGCGAACGCTCCGAAGGAGCTGATGCCCGCCGCGATCGAGTCGATGATCCCGCCGCCTGCCAGCGCGCCGGCGGAGATGTCTGGAATCGCCGCGAGCCCCGCGGCGGCAGGCGCAGCAGCAGCGGGAGCAGCGGCCGCCGCTGTCGACGCGGCGGTAGCGGCTACGCCCGCGGCGCCGGCAGCGGCGCCGCCACCACCCAGCGCACCCGCGGCCCACTTGCCGACGCCAATCGCGCCCTGAGCAGCCTGGATGCCAGCACCGGCCACCGGCGCGAGCCCGGCCGCAGCCTGCCGCGCGACGGCGATCTCGGCGAGGCGCTCGACACCCTTCGCCATGTCGCCGCCGCCGAGCGCGCGGACGAGCCCGGCGACGTGGTCGGCAGCGTCGCGCACGTGCTGGGCAAACGCCCGGGCGCCGGAGACGATCTCGCCCCAGTGGTCCGCTATCCAGGTGGACCCCTGCACCACTCGCTCCATCCCATCGTTGGCGATGGCGCCGAACTTCACCACCAGCGCGCTGAGCGTTCCGCTGATGTCGGGCACCAGGCGCCGGAGGTTGGCGCCGATACCATCGAGCCGTGAGGCGAACGTGTTCCCGACCTCCTTCAGGTTGATGCCGAGCATCCCCCCAGGGCCGAGCCCCTTGATGAGGTCCTTCGTGAACACGTCGAGCGCCCGCTTGCCGCGCTCGAAGATCGGCGCGCCCAGCGCGCCGCCCGCCGTCTTCGCGACGTCCTGGAGCGTCGACATCAGGCCCGTCCACGAGTTGCCTGCGGCCTCGGCGGCATCCTTGAAGGCGTCGTTCCCGAGCGCCTCCTTGATCTTCTGGAAGCGCTTTTCCGGTGAGAGCTTGTTGAACTCCTCAGCCTTCTTGATACCCAAGCTCGGGATCGCAACCATCGCGCGGAACAAGGGCTGCTCCACGCCCGCCACGCCCTGCAGCATGCGCATCACGTCCGAGCCGGCCTGCTCGAACTTGATCCCCATCGCCGGCGCCGCGTTGATGACGCTCGCGGTGATGTCGTGCAGATCCTTCATCGACTTCCCAGCGCCCATGATGGGCCCGGCGATCATCGATGCGACGTTGACGAAGTCGGCGGTCTCGCCGGCGCTCTTGATGGCGTCGGCGCGGAACTGGTCGAAGAGCTCGGCGCTCTGCTTCTGCATCTGGGCAAAGCCGATGCCCGTCGACGCGGCCATCACGGACGCGAGCTGGATGCCCTTGTCCTCGAGCATCGCGAGCGATGCGCCGATGTGCTTGGTCGCGAGCCCGGCAGCGATGATGGCGCCGCCGCCCACGCCAGCCGCGACCTTCGCGCCGAGTCCGACCGCGGCCATGCCGATGTCGACGATCCCGCCGACGACGCCAGCGGCGCCTCCTGCGAGCCCCTTGAGCGAGCCCTGCAGGCTGTCCGCGCTCTTCGCCGCGCGGCCGAGCCCTTCCTGAAACTGGCCCTGCCCGCCGACGCGGAGGTTCGCCTCGATCGAGTAGACGACGTCAGCCACGGCGACTCCGTTCGATCTCGGCAGCACGACGGTTGCAGGCGCGCGTGATGCGGTCGCGCTCGTCCTGCGTCGTCTGCCAGAAGTCTTGCCAGGTCAGGGGGCCGTCCATCACGAACCTCACCGCGTTGTCGTAGAGCGACTCGATGCGGCCCGCCGTTGGCCATCGCCCCCACGCCACAATGACGCGGAGGGCTGCGTGCGCGCTGCTAGACGGAGACTCGAAACGAATCGACGACGGACCTCGCCGCCGCACCGTCCTTCGCGTTCGCGAGTCCCCACACGGTGACCACGGCGTCGCGCGCGGCGTCGCCGAGCTCCTCCCAGAAGACCGGCTTGTCCTCGTGGGCGATCGACTGCCACGCGCCCGGGTCGGGGTCCGCGTACGCCTGCACGAGCGACTTGTCCTCCTGCTCCTTCGGCTCCCCGGCCGGCACCGCGACCTGCACGCGCGCCATCGACTGCCGCGCGCGCAGCACGGCCAGCGCCAGCGAGCTTCGAAGCGCCTCGGCCTCCGAGTAGACCGCGAGCTCCTCGCTCGCCGTCGGGCGCACGCAGCGGAGCCAGATGCCGTGCTTCCGCATCTCCTCCGACCACGTCTCGCTTTCGGCCTTGAGCAGCTCGCCCGGGATGCGGAACACCCACCCGCTCCGCTCGTCCGGAGACGGCAGCTTGCGGATGTTCGCCGACTGGCCTTTGACGTTGAAAATGGCCATGTAACACCGTTGCGATCTTGTACTTCGATCCCTTGGCGCTCAGCTCCGACCCGATGAACTCGGTGCGGCCGCCGACGGACCCGCCGGGCGCCTTTTCCCAGTGCGGATCCTTGAACGTGATGCGGAAGGTGCCGCCGTCGGGCGAGACGAACTTCGCGCCGATGGCGAACTCGTCCGTCGAGAGGCCCTCGGCCTTCGCCTTGAGCGCGTTCACGACGTCGACGTACTGGTCGGCGGCGTTCGGCTCGAACTTGATCTTGAGCTCGTACCCGTCGGCGAACTCGCGATAGGTCGGCCCGGTCTGCCCGACGAACTGCTTCTTCGTCAGCTCGAACGGGAAATCCCACTCGATCGACTCGAGCGGCATGTCCGGGAGGAGGGCGTCCCCGGTCGTCGCGTTGATCAGCGTGATCGAGCCTTCCTGCCCGGCGAAACGAAGTCCTGCGTCGGTGGCCATGTCTTACCCTCGGGTTGCCACGACTTCGTTCGGCGAAGCGTGGATGTTGAAGACGATGTCGAGGAGCGCCGGGGTCGTTTTCACGGCGAACTCGTAGAGCGTGATCTCGGGGTGGCCCGGGAAGGCGTCGCGCACCGCGGTCACGCTGTACGACTGCACCGTGGTGCCCACGAGCGTGTCGAGGAAGCCCTCGAAGGAGTCCTGCAGGCTCTCGACGCGCTCGTCGGTCGCCAGGCGCTTGCTCTGCTGCTTGGCGACGCCCACGCACGAGTCCGAGATGAAGTCGGAGATGGTCTTGCGACCGACGTCGACGCGCGTCGGGTCGAGCGCGGGGTCGACCGCCGTGACGGCCTGTTCGAAGACGAGCCCGATCTCGGTGTCGAACTCCGCGGCGCAGATCCCGGCCTGCTTGAAGGCTGCGTACGTGTCGAGATCCCAGGTGCGGCCGATCGCGCCGAGTCCGTGGAAGGTGGTCGTGTCCCACCGGTAGATCGCGTTTTCGGGGAGCTGTCCGAAGTTCTCCCCCGGGTCGAGCACGGACCACCGCGCGGCGGCGAGCGTGTCGGCGTGCCGGATGATCTCGCCGTCCGTCGAGTAGCCGCCGTCGATCAGCTCCTGGAGCTGGCAGGCGATGTCGCCAGCGCAGTAGGAGACCTCCTCGACGCGGTACGCGCCCACGCCCGGAGCGCTGGCGCTCATGAGCTCCGCCGCGCTCAGCGTGGTGGGACCGCAGAGGAAGGCGCGCCGGCCCTGGTGGCCGCTGGCGCTCGCGTCGACCGCGTTCTGCTTGAGCGCCGATCGGATGGCGTTCGACTGCCGCGCCGACACGATGCCGCTGATCTTCTTGGTGATGCCCGATCCGACGCCCTTGGTCGCCTCGATGGCGTCCAGGTACCGGCTATCGAGCTCGGAGGCTGTCAGCGCCGCCGAGAGAGCGCTGGGGTTGCCGACCGCCCACTCGACGCCGCCGGGCTGGTCCTCGAGCGTGTCGATCGCCGAGCCAGCGACGCCCGCGTACGATCCGTCGTCGACGGCGGGGCGGACGTAGAGCAGCGTGGTCGCCGTCGATCCCGCCGCGACCGTGGTCGTCTGGGTGGTCACGACCCGGGTCGCGTCGGCGCCGCCGTCGTTCGCGCGGGTCCCGGCGGGGATCTTCACGGCTGCCGCCAGGGCGGCGGTCGCGCTGGTCCCGGAGGTGAGCCCGAGCGCGCTGTTCGCGGTGCCAGCACCGATCGCAAGCGTCCCGGTGCCACCCAGCTTGCTCACGAGCCGCCAGTAGCCATCGGTGCTCTGGGTCACCGCCACGAGGGCGGAGGCCGCCTCGAGCTTGGCCTTGAGCTCGGCGTACGTGGTCAGCGCGATGTTCGCCGCGTCGCCGGAGCCGGAGTACGTGCCTGCGGTGAGGCCGAGCGTGGTCGCCGTGGCGCTCGCCGTGATGATGACCTTCGACCCAGTGCCGAGGATCGTCGACGTGAGCTTGAGCTGGCCGCTGCTGTTGCTCGCGATGGTCGCGCCCGCGACCGTGTTGATGCGCGAGATGATGGCCGAGAGGGTGGTGTCGCCCGGTTGAAACTGGACGGCGAAGCTCGATCCGTTGTCGAGCGCGAGCGTCAGGATCTCGCCGCCGGTGAACGAGGTGAACGTGCCGGCCGTGCTCGTGTGCGTCGCGGCTGCCGCTGCGAACGTCGCCGTGACGTTGCCTGCGCCATTCGCATTGAAGATGACCGTGAGCCCGTTCGACAGCACGAACGGCCCCTTCTCGGTCGCCTGCACGTACGCTCGCGGCGTCAGCGAGATCTGTCCGATCGACGTGTCGACGCGGCAGATCGTGGCCGCGCGGTACTTCAGGCGCGCGGTCTGGATCCAGAGGTTGCCGTTCCAGTCCTCCGTACCGCCCGAGCGCAGCGCGCACGCGTTCCGGTACTTGCTCGACCCGTAGGTGAAGCCGAAGGTGCCGAACGTGTCCTTCTGCGTGCTCGACGTGAGGAGGTCGGTGGGGGTCGCGTACGGCCCGTCCTCGGTCTCCCCGATGATGCAGACCTTCCCGGTGGGCGCCGCCTGGGCGGGCGCTGACGCGGGAGCATCGACGATGACGATGCCGGAGACGGCGAGGATCGTGGCGACGGACGGGAGGGCGGCGAATCGACGGACGGCCATGGTGGGATCCTCAGGTGACGACGACGTTCACGACGGGGTTGAAGGCGGGCAGCGCCGGGCGCGCCTCGAAGGTCGGGGCCTGCCAGGCGACGAGGACGTCGGCGCGCCAGACGTTCCCCTCCTGCTCGGCGGCCCGATCGGTCTCCCCGGCGCCGCCCTTGCAGCGGACGGAGCACACGGGAAGGTCGGCGACGTCGAGCAGCTCGCGGAAGGGCGGCGCCAGGTACGCTTCGGGGAGAGGCAGCACGGCGCCGTCGCGAAGGTCGAGATCGCCCTGCAGCGCGGACCGCACAGCGCGCGCCAGTGCCTCGGCGTGGGACGCGAACGGCGCGAAGATGCTGATCGCGATCTCGCCGACGTCCTCGCCCTTACGCCACATCGCGAAGCCATCACCGATGATCTCGGTGGCTCCCGCTGGGGTCGTGACGACGAACGGCCGGTTGATCAGCGCGTCGTCGCTGCGGCTCGACATGGGCACCACGACGGCGCGCGGGTAGAGCGCCACGTCCCAGGCCTTCGGCCACTCGTAGTCGATGCGCCGGAACGCGACGCTCTCGCCCTGCGAGGACATGGGGTTCTCCACGCGGCCCGAGATGCGAGCGAGGTGGCGGGCGAGCGAGATCGAGACGGCGCGCGCCGGGCTCAGCTCGGAGACCGCGTCCGCGGTGGGCACGTAGAGCCGGCCGTCGCTCGTCGCGAGGTCGAGCGCGGCCTTGTCCCGCGAGGAGATAGGGAGAAGCGCGGTCACGGCGTGAGTCCCTTCAGCGCGGCACGGAGCCGCCGCAGGGCCGCGGGGCGCACGCGCTCCATCGCGTTGCGGAGGACCCAGCGGGGGGCGTACCCCTCGAGCTCGATCTTGCGCTTGATCGGAAAGACGGCGGCGTCGACGGCCTGCTCCTGCGCGGCCGCCTTGGCGAACGCGCGCGCCATCGACCGCGCTCGGCGGTTGTACGCACGCGCGTCGGCGCGCGCCATCTGGGCGGCCGGGCTCTTCCCGCTGGCGCCGCGGCGGAGCTCGGGCGTCATCGTGCCCTTGAGGCGCTTCGACGCGCGCTTGGCGAGACGCCGCACGAGCGCCTTGCTCACGAGTCCCTTGCGGAGCGCCCATTCCCGGATCGGTCCCATGGGTACCGGGCCCGGCCCGCGGCCGCGCTCGATCCACACGGCCTGCTTGGTAAGGTTCGCGACGATGGCCCCGCCAGGGACATCGAAGGACCGCCACCCTGCCTTCATCTGCGCCTGGTCGACGGGCGACTCCTCGGCGGCGATGCCGACGAGCTGCAGTCCGGTCTCGCGCATGGCGGTCTCGGCCGCGAGCGGCGCCAGGGAGGCGACGTTGCGCAGCAGCGCACCGAGACCGGCGGCGTCTCCGCTTCGGCTCGTCACGGCGTGCCTCCGTCCTCGGCGAGCTGCTCGTTCGCGAAAGGCGCCGACGGCTCCTGCATCCGGAGACGCATGGTCCAGTCGATCCCGTTCTCGGTCCGCACGGGGGGAGCGGCGACGGTGAGCCGGAAGACGGGGACATCGGGCTTTCCGCCGTCGCGCCCGTCCTGGGTGATCTCGTAGAACTCTTCCTGCCCGTCGGTGAGTCGACCGAAGCCGCACAGGTCACCATCCGTGTAGCGACCGTCGAGCTCTTCGACCATGACAACGCCCTCGGGGACGACGCCGCGGAGCGAGCGGGAGAACGAGCCGGCCATCGTCACCAGCGGCGGCACGACGACGCCCTCGGGGCCAGCCCTGCGGCTTCCGAGCTCGACACGCTCGACGGTCTTGGTGCCGCGGCCGGGCTCGCCGCCCGACCACGAGGAGACGCAGCGCAGGAGGCGATACGGGCGGACGCCGAGGCATCCGAGCGCGCAGCCTCGGATCTTCGCCACGTCGGCAGCTAGGCGCTCGCTGAGCGTCTGCGCCGGGCGCGCGGCGGTCGGAGGAGTCAGCATGCGACCGCTCCCTGAATCCCGCCGAGGCCCGAGGGCGGCGCGGCGGGGTTGATGGCGAACGGGATCATCTCGGAGAGGCGCTCGCGCATCTCGTCGATCACGGATGCCCGAATCCGGAGGCCCTTTGCGACGTCACGCTCGATGTTGCCGACCTTCGTGACGTCGGGAGAGCACGCCACCGATTCCCACTTGGCACGCTCGGCGGCGTTGACGTTCTCGGCGAGGGAGAGAATCTCGCCCTTGCATCCGGCATCGAGGTGCTCGAGGACGCGGTCGAGCAGCCACGCCTGGTGGATCAGATCGAACGGAAACCCGGGCACGATGACGTTGTCGCGAGCGCACGGATACCGCAGCGCCTTCGCGACGCTGGCGAACTCCGCATCTTCCCACGTGGTCGTCATGCCCGGGTGTCTCGGTCAGGTAACCGCGATTGCCGCTAACGCGCCGGCGGGCGCGCCGTGCTCGAGCACGATCGAGCGCTTCAGCGGGCGGAGATCGGCGGTGTTCGCCTCGCTCACGACGTCGATCGGGAGGACCAGGTCGAACGTCGACGAAACCGAGATCGTCCACTGCAGACCGCGCTCGTCGAGGGGCGGGCGGATCATGAAACGCCAGCGGTCGATGTCCGCCGCGACGAAGAACATCCCGCCCACGTTGTACGAAGCGACGCTATCCCCGTACTGGTGGATCAGGCTTCCGGCGTTCCGCACGTACTGCATCTCGTCGACGTAGACGTCGTCCATGACGTCGTCGCCGGTCATGATGGCGCGCCGGATCGCGACGCCCGAGCTGTTCTGCACCGGGAGACCGGAGTCGAGCAGCGTGAGCGACGTGCCAGTGCCGCCGGTGGCGCCCCCCGACTCGACATACCCCGTCGAGCCGATGCGCGCGGAGCTGCCCTTGCCGATGGCCGGAGCGTCGTTGTTCTCGATGATGGTGATCCCGTAGGCGGGCGACCACACGGCGTTGCCGGAGAAGATCGGCGAGAGGCCCTGCGCCTGGAACGCCTGGCGGAACGCCGTGTCCTGCGTGACGTGGTAGAAGAACCACGGGTCGACGTGCAGGTGGTAGGTGCCCGAGGACGAGTGCGGGAGCACGCCGTCGTCGCGCAGCTTCGAGCGCATCTTGAGCACGTCGGCGAGGACGGGGATCGACGTGGTGAGCAGCGCCTCGGTGGACGCGACGCCGCCGCCGTAGACGATGTACGGAGCCGCGCTCGTCACGTAGCAGTAGCTGTTCGCCGCGACGTTCGCCGACAGGACGCCGGACAGCGTGAGCAGGCCGGGGCCGTCGGGGTAGTCCGCGTCGAGCGGCGTGGTGCCCGTCACGTTCGCGCTGAACGTCGTGGCCGCCACGATGGTGATTGCGAGCGGCGTCGAGCCGGACACGGCCACCATCTGCCCGTTCGAGAACACGGTGCGGAAGCCCGCGAGCGAGTCGACGAGGAGGATGGCATCTGAGGTCGTCTGCGCGCGCCGGATGACGGTCTTCCCGCCAGCAGCGGCGAACGCACGCATGCGCGCGATGCGACCCTTCGTACGACCGCACCACGTCGCGAGCCGCGTGAGCTTGTCAGTCCACGCGTTCCCGGCCGTCTGCTGGTAGATCTCGGGGGCGGAGACGTCGAGGGCGTTGGCGTACGGGGACGGCGACGCAGTGAACTGCATCGCCGAGTAGCTCCCGCGCGGGACCGCTCCGAGAACCGCGGCCGGGCGGCCGTCGACGCTCAGGTGCCCGAGCTTGTCGAAGCTCATCGTGCGGCCCATGCCGGCCGCGTGCAGCCGAGGCTTCGCGTCGAGCTGGTAGGAGCCGTTGGAAAGGAGGGTCTCGCGCACCATGCGCTCCAGCGCGTTCGACTGGAGCAGGAGCTCGAGGTTGGTGGGGAGCGTCGGTCCGAAGGTCATGACGATGGGTCCTTGTGTGTGGTCTTCGGCCTACGCGGCCGCGAACGGCTGTAACGAGAGGTGGTGCTGCCGCTTGAACTGCTGCCACTCCTGCGGCGTCATCTGGCGCGCGTCGGGGACGGTCTTGGCGCTGTCGGTGCCTGGCGGCGCCGGCTGGCGCGGCTGCGTGGTCGTGGTCGCCGGCGGCGGGGCCACGGCGGCGCCGAACAGGTACGGCTTCTTCTCGCGCAGCTTCGCGAGCGCCTTGTCCTGATCGAAGTCCTTGCCTGCCTTGTCGCGCTCCTCGCTGAGGAGGTACGCGGCCACGTCGAGCTCGTCGGGCGCGACGCCGGCCCGGACGAGCGTGAGGTGCGTCTCGAGCTTCTCGGCCTTGGCGCGGTACTCGCTCGCCTCCTTCTCGGCCTTCGTGCGCTTCGACTCCGACTGCTCGAAGGCCTTCGCCGCGCGCTCGGACGCCGAAAGCTTCTCGGCCGCGGCGTCGTCCGCCGCCTTCTTCGCCGCCTTCAGCGCGTCGATGTTGTCGACGCCGAGCTCTTCGAGCAGCGCCTTGTGCGCGCGCTCGCGCTCCTTCGCCTTGATGGCGTCGACGTCGACCGCGTCCTTCTTCGGAGGGTCGGCGGCGGCCGGGGGAGAGGCGGGGGCAGACGGAGCCGCTGCGGCCGGTGGCGCACCAGCGGCGGGAGAGACACCGCCAGCTCCACTGCCAGCGGCGGCTCCGTCTGCGCTTCGGAGGGGTTTTCCGAACAGCATGGATCAGCCCGCGGTCTTTCCGGCGATGTCGGTCGTCAGCGCGACCTGGCCGGTGGCGAGGGTCTTCGCGGCGGAGGTGATGTAGATCACCTCCGCGACGGCCGACGCGCCGGTCACCTCGGAGGCCTTGAACGCGAGGGCCGTGCCGCCGGCGTTGGGGGCGACCGCGCTGGCGGCCGAGACGCTGCCGCCGCGCACGCCCGGCACCTTCGCGCCGTTGCCCGCGCTCCCGCCCGTGACCTCGCAGTAGAGGAGGGCCTTGATCGCGTACGTCGGCGTCGCCGCATCCGACGAGACCGCGATGCTCTCGCGAACGAGACGCACCGTGCCGTCGCCGGTGACGAGGCCCGCCAGGACGGTGCCCAGCTTGGTCTTCTTGGCGACGTCGCCGAAGTTGTTGAGGTCGCCGGCGTCGAGCAGTGCTTGCGGAGTAGCCATGGTCTTTTCCTCTTCAGCTCGCCTTTCCGGCGATGACGAAACGGGATGCGGAGGCGGAGCCGGAGAGCTCCACGCGCGTCGGGAGAGCGCCTGTCGCGAAGGCGAACTGCTGCATGCCGGCGCCGAGGCGGAGGTCGTCGCCCGCGCCGTAGGTCGTGCCCGCCGTGAGCCCGAGCGCGCTCAGCGCCGAGCCGCTCACGACGACGATCTTCCCGCGCTGCCAGCCGCGCGCCTCGGCTGCGGCGCCGCCGGTGAGCGATCCTGAGAGCGTCAGCGCATTCGCCACGAGCGAGGCGACCGGGAGCCCGTGCGCGTAGTTGATGCGCTTCACCGCGAGCGCGAGCGTGTTGTCGCCGGCCTCGAAGGTCGTGGTCACGTTGCCCGCGCCATCGACGTTCAGCACCAGCGTCTCGCCGCCGGAGAACGTCGGCGCGGACGTGCCGCCGGTGACCTTTGCCACGGCGCCCGAGAGGCGCATCACGACGTCCGCGCCCGCGCGCAGGTCGACGATCATCCGCTGCACCTGTGCCACCGGCGTCTCGAGCTGCGAGAACGCAGCACCCACCGCGCCCGCGGTCGAGACGACGCGCGGCGTGCGATCGACGTAGTCGTGCGACGTCGCCGAGAGATCCTTCGCCGTGAACCACGTCTCCTCGGCGACGAAGGACAGATCCTTCACCTTGGCCGACAGAGACGCTTCCAGCGTGCTGCTCACGGCACAACCGTGGCACAGCGGCCCAGTGTGGCGCAAGCACGCGTAATCGTTTCCGATTGCGCCGCGGCGAGCGCGCTACATGGATACGTAACAGCCGCCACGCTTGCGCGAATGGCTCACACATGGCACACGTGACTCATGTCGAAAAGCACGCGCAAGGTCACCATCACCCCGGCGTTCTCCGTCTCCGGGGACGCCGAGACGCTCTTCCGTCCGCTGGGAGCGCCCATCGAGCCGCGAGAGCTTCGCGTGCGGATGGACGCCGACCTGCAACGCGACCTGGACGCCGCGAAGGCCGAGACGGGCATCCGCAGCGACGCGGAGGTGGTACGGTATGCGCTGCGCCGGCTGGCGAAGGGAGGCGCGCATGTCTTACGACAGCGTCAGGAAGCTGGTCGCCAGCGGCGCGCTGCCGACGGGCGAGAAAGTCGCCGCCGACACGCTCAGCTACCGCAAGCTGATGCCGCCCGGCGACGAGTCCCTCGCGAAGCTGATCGCCAACGCGATCGACCGCGACCGCTGGCTGGTCGCGTACGCGACCTCCCTGCGCGCTCGGGAGGTCGCCGCTCTGGCCCACGACCACCCGATCCGAAACGATCTGGAGGCGTCCGTCGTGGATCCTCTGGGCGAGCGGCCGAAGCTCAAGGTCGACGGCTGGCTGCTGCCGTTCACTCCGCCCAAGCCCGACGCCACGGGATGATCACGGCGCGGTCGTTCGGACGTCCCGGCGGCCGCTCGTAGCGCCTCCCAGCGCCGTCGTGGAACATCTCGCCGGGCTCGCGCACCTGGCCGTGGGCCTCGTACGAGTCGCGCGCCGTGCGCTGGTCGAACGTCTCGATCAGCTTGCGCGCGAGGTCCGGGAATCGCCCGGCCTTCTGCGCGAGGATCTCCTCGTCGGCACCGGTGTTCATGGCGTACATGCCCTCGGTCCGCACGATGCGCTCCGCCCACCCGCGGTAGCGCACGAAGAGTCCCTCGCGGATCTCCTCCTCGCGCGTGCGCACGACCTCGCGCCCGTTCGCGTAGGCCCGCATCGACACGACGCCGCGCGGGCCGCGCTTGCCGACGAGCGCGTTGGTCATCTCGTAGAACGTCGAGCCGCGCACGATCCCCGTCTGGAGCTCGCGACGAATCACCGCCGTCATCCGAGCGCCGTACCGGTCGACGCTGGTCGGGTAGCGCGCGAGCAGCGGGTGCCCGAGAGCAAGCGCCTCCCGGATGGCGAGCGGGCGGATCACGCCACCTTCGACCCTCCCACCGCCCGCGAGCCGCTCGAATTGCGTCAGGAGGCCCGCCACGCCCTTGCAACCCGCGTTGCGGGCGTCGGCGCCGAGCTGCTCGAGCAAGTCCTTGAATCGCGGACTGATGCCACCGAGCGCGTGCCGGACGAGCACCATCGACGCCTCGAGGTCGGCCTGCGTCCACGGCGTGTCGCCCCGGCGAACACGTTCGCTGGCGAGCTGCTCGGCGATCTGGGCTTGGGCACGGAGCAGAATGCGGACGAGCTCGCGACGCCCCGACGACGAGAGCGACTCGACGCGTTCCCGGTTGGCGTCGATAATCTCCTGCGCCTTCGACCGCGCCTGCGATGCCGCTACCGTCTCGTCGAGGCTTCGCGGGATGACAACGTGGGACACCGGTCACCTCACATCGAACACGACTTCGCCCAGGCCGTCGGCCACGCCGCGCACCTCGACCGCCCGCGGCCTCCCGTCGACCCCCTGCGAGGACATGGTCACGCGCGCTGAGTGGTAGTCGATGCGCACCGGCAACCCTGTTGCTTCGCCCAACTCCAGCGCCCCGTCGAAGTCATCAGGCGGGAGCGGCGCGCCCCACGCGATGCGGCCCGTCAGCAGCCACACGGGCGAGCCGGGCTCGTCGGGCCCAGACGCGTCGTCGCCGGAAGCCACCAGCGCGTCGCGCGCGTAGAGCGCCCACCTCACTCTGCGGCCTCGGGCTTCTCGGGCTTCTCGGGCTTCTCGGGCGTGTCGCCCGGCGCCGGCTTCTCCCCGACGTCGCCCGCCGCCCCTGCCGCATCGGCGAACGCCTTCTGCTGCAGCTCCGCCGCGGTCTCCGCGTCGTCCTCGATCGCGTCCACTTCCTCGTCGACGTTCTCGATCGGGACGGCGGAGCTCGCTGCGAGCATCTTCACGGCCGTGCGCTGGGACATGACCTGCTTCCCACCGGTCGCTGTCGTAGCCGTCTGCACGAGCGCGAGGGTGTCCGTGGCCGTCGGGGGAAACATCGTCGGCCACGCGCACCGCACGAAGGTCGCCTTTCCGGGAACGCGCGGGCGAACCGTCCGATTCTCGTCCACGCGGGGAGGGATACGCAGACGCGCGGGCCCGATCTTCCGCGCTGCTTCGAGGATCCCGAGCGCGAGAGGCTGGATCAGCCACTTGGCGTACACATCACGGATCCCAGCCGCGCGCGACGCCGTGTTCAGGTTCGCCATCTTCCTCGCCTCGCCCGATGTCTGCGAGGCTGCGTCCTTTGGGTCAACCATGTCAACACCCGCGCGCCGGTACACCTGCGACGCGCGCTCCTTCGCGAACTCCATGCAGATGCGAGCGCTCTCGCCGTCCTGCGACAGGTAGTCGGCCCCGCCCTCGGAGAAGATCGCGTTGAACCCGCCCTTGCGGATCGGCTTGCCCGGGTTGTTGTCGGGAGACGTCTTCACGACGAGCGTGTCGTCGGCGTTGCGCTTGGTTGTCGCGTCGCCTGCGCTCATCAGGTAGTTCGCGCTGTCGATCAGGCCATCGACGTTGTCGGCATCGGTCTGCCCGATGTGGCTCGATGTCGGCGCCTTGGCGTTCGGGCACCAGAAAACAGGGCACCACCCGAGCCCATGCGTGACGACCTCCTGCGGCACCCAGACCCATCGCCCGCGCACGTCATCGCGCACGCGAATCAACCGCGCCTCGACCTGCTCGTCCCAATACCGCGCCGTCCATGGGTAGTCCGCCTCGCTCTTCGCGTCGGGGTTGTCACCTCGCTGGACGCTCACGACCGCACGCGGGCGGTGGCGCCGCGCGTTCGCCCACTCGAGCACGCGAAACCCCTTCGGCATGTGGGCCTCGAGCAGGAACTCGCCCTCGTCGATGGCGAGCGACACGATCGCCACCCGCATGGCGCCGCCGTACGTCCGCGCCTCGGCGACCACCGCGCTCATCCCGGCGCCCTCGGCGACGGTGGCGAGAAAGTCCTCCGCGTCCTCGTCACCGGGCACCTCGAGGTGGCACCAGTTGCTGCCTCCCACGGCCCAGTCGGTGAGCTTCTCGCTCACCTCTGCGCGGATGTTCCACACCGCCGAGATCCGCCGCTCGCGCCAGCTCGGCGTGCGCGACCGCGCGCCGTAGTGCCCGCCCTCCGTGTAGCCCTCCTCGTCGAGGTCCCGATCCTTGTACTGCGTGCCGAGGAAGTAGCGCTCGAGCTTCTCGGCCTCCTTCCACGCGAGCGTCGACGTCAAGCGCTCGACGGCGTCGAGGAACGGGAAGAGCGCGGGGTGAAGGGCGGGTGCGTTTGCCATGGTCAGAGTCCGAGCTGGGCGCGGATGTGGGCCGGCATCTCTTCGAAGATCCCGGCGGTCGTCGGGGCGTTCCCGTGCGTCTGCTGCGAGACGAGCTCGGGCGGCGGCGGAGACATCTGCTCGGCCTTCGTGTGGACGAATACGCCGGCGGCGAGCTTCATCGCGCCCACGCGCGCGAACCAGCTCGCCATCACGTCGTCGGCGGTGTGCCCGGTGCGCTGGAAATCGAACAGGTGCGAGACCCACTCGCGGATCGCCTCGTACGCAGCGCGCTCCTCGGCCGTGAGCGACGCGAGGTAGGCCGCCTCGACTTGCTTGTCGGCGTCGCTCGGGTTGGTCAGCGCGCGCACGTAGTCGTCGACGTTCGCGCCGTACCGAGGCCCGGGGATCTGCCACCGCCCGGCCATCATCTCGCCGGCGATGCCCTCGATGCCGAGCGACTCGGACCACTTCGTCCCATCCGTGTGGAACGGCTCGACGATCGTGTCCCATCCGGGGACCTCGGCGAGGAACTGCAGCAGGAACTTCTGCTGCGCGTTGCTCTCCACGAGCACGCGGCGCGGGCTGTAGCGGATCTTGTGCTCGCCGAGCCGCCTCACGGTGTGCGGTCCGGTGTAGCGGCCCTTCTCGATCCAGAGCACGCGTCGGCGCCCGGTGTCGACGTGGACGCCCAGGTCGAAGAGCACCGTCAGGTCGGTCTTGCGCTTCTTCTCTGTCTCTCCCGTCGCGAGGTCGACGCCGAGCAGCACGTCGAGCTCATCGCGCGCGCCGGGCGTGCCCCACATGACCCGGTCGAAGTCGACGACCTCGCCAGCCGCGTCGAAGGTGCGCTGCACGGCGCGCACCGGCTTGAGCCCGGCGCCGGCGAGGAGAGCGCGCGCGATCACCTGCGCAGAGAAGATCCGCGTCGCGTCGTCGCCGAGCTCGCACAGCATCGTCCGCGCGTAGGCGGTCGGCGACATCGTGTCCTTGAGCGCGTCGAGGTACGCGCGGCCGCGGAACGCTGGCCAGAGCAGCGCCCCCGTGATCGGATCCTCGGCCTGGTACTTCTTGTACGCGACGCCGCGTCGCTTCGCGTACGTGTGCGCGATGTCCTCGCGGTGCCACGCGTTGGCCGGGATGATCATGCGGCCGTTCGTGGTGAGGCGGGATTGCGCGACCTCGTCCGCCCACTTGATTCCCTTCTTCCGCGACTCCTCGGTGCGCGTGTTCTCGGGATCGTTCGCGTCATCGATCACGAGCAGGTCGACGCGCTTGCCGAGCAGCGGACCGTCGAGGCCGAACGGCGTGACACTGTTGGTCGTCGTGTCGATGCCCGCAGCCTCGAGGCGCAGCACCTCGTCGCTCCACGGATTGCCAGCGCGAAGCGTCGGGAAGATGGCGCGGAGGATCTTGTTCTGCTCGATCTGCCGCTTGATCTTCTGGACGATCTCCTTCGCCGCATCGAAGCTCTTCCGGACGATCGCGACACGCAGCGACGGGTCGCGTCCGAGCTCCCAGAGCACGCGCCCAATGAGCTGGTCGGTCTTGCCGAAGCCCGTCGGGCCGTGGATCACGCTGATGCGCTCGCACCACATCGCCTGCCACTCGCGATGAAACGGTTGCTGCTTGAACGGCGGCGACCCCGGCGTCTGATCGTCGCAGAAGCACATCTCGATGAAGACGTTCACGTCCTCTCGCGCCCGCTCGCAGAGCTCGCGCCACTTCGCCCCGATGGCGCGCAGCCGACGCTGCTCGGCCTCGGTCGGAACACGCACGGCCTGCGTCACGGGCCGATCCCCCTGCGACGCTCCGCATACCGCACAGCCTGAAGCGACAGCGTCTCACCGAGGTCTTCCTCGAGCCCGGTGCCGTCGCAGATCGCGTCGGCCATGTCGCTGACTCCTCGCCCCCACTGCTCCGCCCCGAACCACGCCAGCGTCTTCGCCGCGCCCTCGCGCTGATCGTCTGGCACGTCGGGCATCATCGTCCACGCCGCCGCGCGCGCCTCGTCGAGCAAGTCGGCGCGCAGGACGGCAAGCCCCACGCGCTCGGGCGGCACGAGCGGCGCGCCGTCGACGGGCGCAGGGCTGGGTCGGTGGGCGAGCAGGAGCCCCATCGCCACCCCGAGCAGGAGCGCGATCCCGACGAGGACGACGACGGCGCCGGCGTCGATCACGACTTCTTGGCGAACCGATCCCGCAGCCACGCGGCAGCGCCGAGCGGCCCGGACTCGTCGTCGCTCACGTCGGCAGCGATCGCGTCTTCGCAGAGCTTCCGCGCGCCGGTCATGTCGAGGCGCGCCACAGCGAGAGCCGCATCGGACTGCGCCGATCCGAGGAAGCCACCGTTCACGCGGTGCGCGAGCAGCGCGGCGACCTGACCGACTTTCGCATCCTCGGCGAGCGCCTGCAGCGCCTGGAGCCCACGGACACCGGCCTTTTCGCTTGCTTTCTGTTCCTGTGCCATGTGCCACGTGTAGCACGACGGCACATGTCGCGTCACCCGCTCGACTTGGGCGGCAACTCGCCCGTCGCGAAGAACCGGGTCAGCGCTGCCATGTCGCCCACCCGGGCGAGCTCGCGCAGCTGGGGCGGGAGATCGTCGCCGGCAGCATCTGTCACTGCGACCTTCTGAGGCGCCTCGACCCCGAGAAGCTTCGCCGCGCCCATGAGCGCCGAGGTCGCCCCCTTCACGTCGCCCTGCGCCTCGCCGAGCTCCGCCAGGCGGTCGAGCCGATGCACGAGCCGATCGCGAATCTCCTCCCGCGAGCCTGCAGACTCGCGGATCCGACGGCTCGCCTCGGCGGCGTCGGTTCGGATCGTCGTGGGGTCAAGATGCCACCGCTCGGCGAGCTCGAATGCGGTGACGGTCTTCCACGTCGGCTGCCCTGGCGGCGCGAGCATCAGGCCCATGATGGTTCGGATGCGCTCCTCCTTCGGCGGCGCCTTGGCATCTTCACCGCGCGCGCGCGCTGAGTCGCGAGCCGCCTGCACGCGCTCCCGCGACGCCTTCAGCTTGCTCTTCGGTCGGCCCTTGTGTGCCACATTTCACCTGGATCAGAAAATACCATCTTGACGGCCGCTTGGCACACCTGTCGCAATCGCGCTTCGGACCGGGGCTTCCCTCACTCCGTCGCGCCCGTCGCAGCAGCCGCCTTTCGCGCCTCGATACGAATCTCGACGCCAACGAACCGCGGCTTTCCCTGCCGCTGCTCCACGACCCACAGCACGCGGTTATCACGCTCCGCCACGCCGTCGTCGACGCCCAACCATTCAGCGATCGCGTCGCGAACGTGCTTCGCGCTGCCGGCCAAGTTGTCCGTGTCGAGCGCGCGCGGCGCGATCCGCGTGATGGTGACCTTGATCGGGAACACGACATCGGCGCGCGATAGGCGAGCCCGCAGCACGACCATCACCAGGCCGCGCTGCTCCTTCGAGCGCGTGTGCCGGCCACGCCAGAAGTGGTGGTCGTTGGCCTCCGACGCGAGCTTGAGCCCTGGGATCTCGACCGTGATCACTCCGCTGCGCTCCTCTCTCGCTTCGCCCTCGCCACTCTCGACCGCTGCACATCCATCGCCCGCTGGCACTCCGCGCACCGCGACCGCTGCCGTCCCCGGCCCGAGCGGATCTCCATGACAGAGCCGCACCCGCACGTGCGCGTTGTTGTCGCCGGCGCAGGCTCGCGCACCTCTCCGCGTCGCGTGACCGCGCCCGCCGCGTCGTCGAGCGCGTCCTGCACGGCCATCGGCAGGTCACGGTCGATGCCCGCTGCGAGCAGCACGTCGCCGCGGAAGATCCGCGCGACGTAGTTGCCCGTCTCCATCGGCCCGTTGATGTCGAGCCGCCAGCGGTTGCCGCGTATCTTGATGCCGAGATCGCGCAGGTTCATCCCGACACCGCCTCCCCGTTCGGCTCGATGCCGACGATCTTGCACTTCCGCAGCCAGTTGTTCCGGAGCTGCTTGCACCGTCCGCAGCACGTCACCGGGTGTCGCCCGCTCCGCGTGGTCAGCGTTGCGCGCTCACGACACCACAGGCACCGAATCGTGATTGTCTGCTCCGTCGCCAGCCCGCTCGCGTTGCAGGCGCGGCACCGCTTCGCGCGCTTCGAGCACGGCCCCTGGCACGCCTGGCAGACGCGCTTCGGTGCCACCGGGCGCGGCGTCACCTGCGACCGCACGGTCCGCCCGAGCATCGCGAGCACGGAGGTGTGGTCGCGGTTCACGATGCGGCCGATCTCGACGCTGGACTTACCCGCCGCGTCGAGCGCGACGACGATCGCCTTCCGCGCGTTGAAGATCGACTGCGCCCGCGACGGCCCGCGGACGTCCTCGACGCTCACCAGGTGACGGGCGCAGATCTCGGCGATCAGGTCCTCGGCAGGGCTAGTCACTTTCCACCTCGCAACAGCGACACGATCACTCCGTGCGGGGGCTCGCACAGGCGGCGCACCAGGCCGCCGTCGGAGATCGCCCGCCGATCGTGCTCGTGGTTCTTCCCGAGGAGTTGGTCGCGCGTCAGGAACGTCGTGAAGATCGTCGGCCGGTTCGCCTCGTGCCGGGCGTCGACGATCCGGAAGATGGTCCCGTCCGCCGCCGCGCGCTGCGCGTCGGTCTGCGCCTCGTCGCCCTGACGGCCGAGCTCGTCGACCACCAGCACGGTGGCGTCGCGCGCGGCCCGGACGATCCGCGGCTCCCCGCCGAGCGAGCTCTCGCTGTTCGCCCGACCGATGTCCATCGCGCTCACCCAGCGGAAGCCGTACGCCCGATACGTCAGGTGCTCCGGTGCGTCGTCGGCACGTCCGGCGTCGCGCACCAAATTGGCGAGCGCTGCCGCCAGGAGCGCCTTGCCGGTTCCCGTGTCGCCGCGGAGGGTGATGGCCAGCGCGCCCGCCTCGAAAGCCCGCCTGGCCTTGTCCGCCGCATCGGCGGGGCACTTCGCGGCCAGGAGCTCCGACCCGAACCGCGACTCCCGGTAGCGCGTCGGGATCTGGTCCTCCGGCCGGTCGAGCGCCCGCTTGTGGGCGCGCGCTCGCTCGGTCAGGACGTGAGGCGCGCAGAAGGCCCCGCCACGCGCCTCGGCGGAGCAGCCGGGCTCCGCGCACAGGGCCGGTCGAGAAACCCGCTGAGCGGGCGGCTGGCGCAGCATGGCGAGCAGCTCGGCGACGGGGTTGGACATCATGCCTCCTCGCGGCCCCAGCCGCGCGTATCGAGGTCGGACGGGACCGACTGCTTCGGCGGCGGCCCGCGCCGAGCTCCCGGCGAGATGCCGCCGGCCTTGGCCTTGGCCTCGCGGTCCTTCTCCCACTCGGGCAGCTTGTGCGGCGCCCAGCCGCCCTGGACCTGGCCCTTGCCGGCCGTGGTGGCCTCGTCGTACCAGCGAGCGGCCCGGGCCTTGAGCGCCGACACGAAGTCCTCCCAGGTCGTGCCCTTGGCCATCGCGTCGGCCCACCAGCGGGTCAGCGTCGCCCGGCCGCCGTTGCGCAATCCGCGCTCGACGCTCTCCTGCTCGGCGCCCGCCGTGACCAGCGCGACGATCCACGCCGCGTCGACCGGGGCGCTCGCTGGGTCTCCCCCTGCACCCCCTGCACCCCCTCCAGACCGAAGAGCAGAATCAGGAGCAGAAACAGGAACAGCCTGCGTGCGCGTACGCGTGCGCAATGAACCTTCCGTCGAAGGTTCCTCGGAACCATTCGTCGAACCATCGACGGAACGTTCCGACGATTGTTCCGTGGAACGTTCCACGCCGAAGCCGCCGGGTACGTTCGACGGAACGTTCCGTGCAACGCTCGCCCACGCCTGAGCGTAGTGATCGCCTAGCGAGCCGAGGAACGTTCCGAAGTCCGCCTCCATCCGGTCGCGCAACGCGCACGCCGGAACCATCGCCCACTCGTCGCGCCACGAGCGGACGATGTTGGGATTCGTCGGGCGATTGTGAGCGAGTCCCGCGGGCAGGTAGATCAGGCGGACCTTGGCGTCCTCCACGGCCATCCCGCGCGCCGCGATCTCGTTGATGTACTTGCGCACCTCGGACGGCTTCCACCCGAGCTCCTCGGCAATCGCGGCCGGGCCGGCGACGAGGACACCGGGCACCGCGGTCGTGTGCGTGCCGGTCAGCAGGTAGAAAAACAGCGCCTGACCCGACGGCTTCAACGGAGACAGCGCGCGGAAGTCGGCGCTCTTCCAGAGCTTGGTGTGCACGTTGCGGAATCGGCTCACGCTTCCTCCGGAATCCAGCCGACGTCGTCGGCGATGAGAGAGGCCATGTACTTCACGAGCTCCGGGGAGCTGTGAAACCACTCCTTGGAAAGGAAGAGCCTGGATGTCATCCGCAGGTGGGCGAACCTCTCGTGCAGTTCCCGTTCGTGCTGATAGGTGCCCCACGCCGCGACTGCCAATCGGGTTTGCCCTCTCAGGATGTCGCGATCCCAGGCAAACTCGGTCTCGATGGCGCGCTTGCGCGCAAAGAGCATGCTCGTCGTGCCGATCTTGTAGGCGCGCTCGACGCGGTGCTGGAGGAAGTAGATCTTCGTCGGTGGGTGGCGAGAGCGCCCGTTCGCCAGGTGGTAGGCGCGAACCATTCCTATCTCGGCGAGAAGCTTGGCCACATCGGCGTCTCGCGCCTCGATCGCGCGCGCGGCCGGGATCCTCGCCCGGAGCTCTCGAAGGGAGTCCTTCATCCGATCGACCCCCTCTCCACGCGCTCCGACAGCGCATGCAGGTGTCCCTCCAGCGCCTCGAGCTCGCCGCGCGCCACTGGGCTGAGCCGGTTCCGCGGGAAGCACGCCAGGAGCCGCGTGCGGGCGCCGTGCAGCGCGTCCCGCATGATGGCGCGCGCATCCTCGTCCTCGGGCGCGTTGGTGTTCGCCGCCTGCTGCATCATCGCCTCGTCCTCTCCCGCGCGATCGCGGCCTGGCACTCCCCGATCTCGGTCAGCAGCTCGTTCGCGACCCGCCGCACCTTGTGCCGCAGCGTGCCCGCGTCGACGGAGTGCCCGCGCACGGGCGTCGCCATCTCGAGCCGGTACAGCAGCGCGGACAGCGCGAGCGCGTCCTCGGCGAGCCCCTTGGCGTCCGTCTCGGCCACCGGGCGGGCCGCGGGGAGCCGGCGGAGGGCCGCGGTCACGAGCCGCCTCCGAGGTCGGCGAACAGGTCCGTCTGCCGCGCCGCGCGCTCGGCTGGCAGGCACGCGGGCGAGTACCACAGCGCCTCCTTGTCCGTGGTCTCTCCACCGCCGTACGTGAGCCGCTGGCGCTTCCACGGCACGCAGTCCCATCCCGCCGCGTCCAGCGACGGGTAGTCGCCAAGGTGGCCACACAGGACCACGCGAGCGTCCGCGTTCTCGCGGGCCCAGTCCTCCACCGCGCCGGCCACCGAAGCGCCTTCCCCTATTCCGTACAGCGCCTCGTACGCGCGATATGGCGGGTCCAGGAAGACCGCCGTGCTCGCCCCGCCGTAGTGGCGATTGAGGCACCGGTCCCAGGCGCCATGAATCAGACGAACCCGCTCCAGTCGCTCGGATAGGGCGTGCAGGGCCACCCATGCGGCGCGTCCGCCAGACGTGAGGAGATCGCCCATTCCCGCGTCGGCGACGTGTGGGATCTGACCGGCAGCCTGCACGCCCATTCCCGCGTCGGCGACGTGGGGGATCTTGCCGGCAGCCTGCACGCCCCTTCCCGCGTCGGTGACGTGGGGGATCTTGCCGGCAGCCTGCACGCCCCTTCCCGCGTCGGTGACGTGGGGGATCTTGCCGGACCACTCACACCAGCCCGAGCCGATCCACGAGCACTGGCCCCATAGCCACCAGCCAGCGACGCGCGCATCACCGGGCCACTCGGCATCTTGCAGCTCGGCGCCGAGCCGATCGCGCTGCTCCATGAGCCAGCGATGCCGGGCGCCCTGATCGATATGGCTGACGGGGTAGTCGGCCTCCTTGGCCACCTCGCCCGGCTGGTGTTTCACCGCGCGCCAGAAGTTGGCGATGAAGCCGTTCAGGTCGCCGGCCACTTCCAGCGACGCGGGCTCCGGCGCCGACAGGAGCATGGCGGCCGAACCGCAGAACGGCTCGATGTACTGCTTCGGCTTGCCGAGTCGCTTCCAGACGTCGCCGGTGACGGTGCGCTTGCCGCCGAAGTAGGGAAACGGAGCCTTCATCGTGTCGCCTCCATGGTATTCACCAGCCCGCATCCAACCGCCCACGCCCGCCACCCCGCCGCGTCGCACTCCCGACACGGCGCCATCGGCCCGAGCCGATCGTCCCACACGATGGCGTGGCCGCACGGGAGGCGGCGCCAGGCGTACCCGCGCTTGGGCTCGGTCATCGCACCGGCCCTCCGCACAGCACACGCAGCAGCTCGTCCACCGTTCGCGCCTCCGCGGCATCCGCCAGGAACACGCCGCGCGGCTCCGACGCGCCGTACGGCCGCAGCGCGACCACGCGCTTGCCCAGGTGCCGCGCGAGCTCGGCCTCGCAGAACGAGCCGTGCCGCGTCGTCGGCGGGCCCAGGATGATGACGAGGGCGTCGCACGTCCGGATCTCCGACCGACACGCCTCGGCGATCTCGGCGCGCTCCTCGTCGGTCAGCCGCCGCTCCGCCTCGACGGTCGCGGTCGACTGCGCGTGCCAGGACGACACGACGCGGATGCCGGCCTCGCGCAGCTCGGCGGCGACGGAGCGCGCGCGGGCCCTCAAGGTCAACGCGCTGGCCACGTAGACGATCACGGACGCCCTCCGGACCACCACGTCCGCGCGCTCTGCAGCGTTTCGGATCGCGGTCGCGGCACGCAGTGTGGCGTGGAGCCGGGGCGGGATCATGCTCGGCGAGACGGGCCCGCCGCGCGGCATCTTGGCCACCAGCAAGGCCACCATTTCGTCCAGTTCGGGCCCGAGTGCCGCCAGCGCCTCGACGGCCTCCAAGGCGCGCTGGCGCGTCACCGCTCCCGCCAAGCGGTACCCGCTGGCCACGTGCGACACGGACCACGGCGGGAGGTAGTCGCTGGGCTCGAAAGCCAGGTGGGCCGCGAGTCCGTCGCAGCCTCGAACGGTCGCGGCGCCAAGGATGGTGGCCGGGCCGTAGATGGTCTGGATCTTGAGTTGCGGGACGGGAACGTATTTCATGCCGACCTCCTCGCCGCCGCAGCGGCCACGTCGCGAATCCGCGACACGAGCGCGTCCACGTCCTCCAGGCGCACGGTCGCGGCGACGTGCACGGTGCCGTCGCCCATGTCGACGATGGAGAAGGCGGGCGTGCCGACGACGCCCATGCCCCACGAGCGCCGGCACACTGGACACGCGGCTGAGGAGTTGACGTGCGGGAGTTGGCAGCCGCAGGAGACGCAGGCGCTCATGCTGCCCTCCGCGCCAGCATCGCCGCTTCGGCCACCGTCAGGGGCCGGGCGCCGTCGAGGATGCGCCACGCGACGGTCCGCGAGCAGCCCAGCCGGCGCTGCAGCTGACCCACCGTGCACGCGGGAATCGCGTTGTCATTTGCGACGTGTTCAGTGTTCCGATCGGCCGCGTCGGTGCACGCGTTGTTCAGTACAGATCGGAACGGTATCCGCTTGGCCCGGGGGTGACCCGCAGCGTCCGGCGACGTACCAATCACAGAGACGAGGGAGAGAGCAGCCATGGTCCACCTACAGGCGATTGCGGATTGCGGTCAGGGCGGCGGAGAGGGAGAGCCCGACGACGAGCCGCCCCCACAGGGCGGCGGTGCTGGCCAGACGGCCGAGACGGCGGACGACGACGCGCATGACTCAGGCCCTCCGCCCGCCGCTCGGCGCGGCCACGGGGAGGTCGTTGCGCCAGCCGGGCCGGAGCACCTCGGCGTGATCCTCCGCCGGGTCCTCGACTACCGCAGGCGCGTCGTCCGTCTGCCCGAGCGGGAAGAGCTGGTCGTCGAGCCAGGAGATGGTGCTGTCGGTGAAGGACTCGTCGGCGCGCATCTACTCGCCCCCCAGCGCCACGGCGGCGACAGCGGCCACGAGGAAGCACGGCAACGCGATGCCGCCGCAGATGTAGAAGAGGATGGCGAAGGCCATGGGTCAGCCCTCCCCCGCCCACGTGCGGTGAACGGCGGCCTCGCTGTCGAATGCGGACGCGAAATCCATCGAGGCATAGACGGCGAGATCCACCGCATCACGGAGGTTCGCAGGCACCTGCGGCGGCGCCTTCGATGCTCGAAACTGGCAAGCGTTCACGTCGGCCCCGGCCGCCCGCTCCGCGCACACTCCACGCCAGAACTGCCGGGCAGCCAGGTCGGCGAACGCCGCGCGCTCCGCCGCCAGCTCCTCCCGCGCGAGCGCAACCGCCGCGGCCTGCGAGCCCTCGGCGAGGGCGACGAGCGCTCGGTCGTGCTCGCGAAGCGCCTCCAGCGCCGCGTCGTCGTATCCCTTGTCCAGAAGCTGGGCCAGCTCGCCCAGAAGCGCACGGTGGTCGGTCATCGGTCAGCTCGTCGGGTAGAGGCCCGGAAAGCGGGCGTGGACGGGGTGGCGCGCCTGTTCACGAAGAGCGGCAAGCTCGTGGTGCCTCTGCTCGTGGGCGAAGAGGCACATCGAGCAGCGGGCGCTTCCGAGCATCGCGGGGTGACCGCAGGCGCAGCGCGGAACGGCGCTTGCCGCTACCTGGATGCACCACGGGCACAGCGGCCGAGTGCCGTTGCAGGGGCAGGTGTTCGCGGGCATGGGTCACTCCGCCGCGTCGGTCTTCTTCGCGAAGTCGAGAACGGGCTGGACCGAAGGCGCGGCCCGCAGCGCGGCGCGCTTGATCTCGTCGAGCCGCGCGCGCAGGTCGGGCCAGCGTGCCGCAGGAAACAGCGCCCACGTGCGGCCCGTGCCGGACCAGCCGAGCGACGCCTTCAGGTCGGCCTCCATGCCGCTGCGCACCGAGCGGTACGCCTTCGACTTGCGGCCGCCGGCCGTGGCTGCCGCGGCGTCAGTGATGATGGTGCGGACGTAGCGGTGCCCGCTGTCACCGATCGACGCCTCATGCAGGCGGGCCTCCTCGGCGCCCTGGCGGTAGGCGGCGACGGCCTCGCGGGCGGCGATGGACGCGATCGCGTGGATGTCCTCCACGGAGATGCGCGCCGGCTCCGCGGGCCGGCCGAAGAAGTGGTCGCGCAAGACGCGAGCGGCTTCGCGCTGGTACGCGATCAGCTTCTCGCGCACGCCCTCGGCGACGCGCGACGGCTCGATGGTGGCGAGCCACATCGGCACGGAGTCGAGGTGGAGCGCGAAGGTGTCGTACGTTTTTCCGTCAGGACCAGTCGCAGCGATCATCGCTGTGACTGCCCAGGGCTTCGCGCCGAGCTTCACGCGCTGCGCGTCGACGCTGAGACCGAGCGACTCGCAGGCGCGTCGCAGGACGACCCACACGCCGTCCTCGCGCTGGACGCACTCGATCTCGTCGCCGTGGAACGGCACGCGAACGAGGGCGGTCACGTCGCACCTGCCTGGGGCTCGTCGTGATCGTCCTGGCAGGAAGAGGGCGGGGCGACCGCATCCGTCCCATTCGTTCTTGTCGGAGAACCGACACCAGCGCCCTTGAAGACGTCGGTTAGGTGCCTGCAGATCACGTTCACCAGTATCCCAGGCACCTCTTCCACTTCCGCCACGTCCTGCTCCACCGATTCGGAAATGTGAGAGACATGCAAGGTGGTCCGCATCAGGTCGTGAAGCCTGTCCAGAACCTGCATGGGCGCGATGCTCCCGTCCATGCTCGACCACGTTTCATCCACCTGGGCCTTCAAGAGAGACGGAAGATCCCTCATTACTGCTGCTGCGAGACGGTCCTCGCCGAACACGCCGTCTGGCAGATCGAACCACGCGACTGCCGCGACTGCTTCGTCGCCAACTTCGCCAACGAGCAGACCCGCAATGGGAACAGAGCGCGCCGTCGCACTGGTCAAATCGTCGCAGAAGCTGACCACGGCGCAGCCGTAACGTAGCTTCCTCATGTGCTCGACCGCGACGGGCATCGCCGGCTTGTTGTCGTCGCCGCTCACGTCGCCCCCGGCTCGGCGACGGGCGCGCCGGCGGCAGCGCGACGCTCACGCGCGCGGCGCCTGGCCGCGGCTTTGCGCGCCTCCGCCCATGCGCTGACCGGGATCCCGAACATGCGCTCGATCTCCACGGCGTGGTTCACGTCCGGGCATTTCTTCCCAGCGAGCCACCTGGACGCGGTGCCCACGCTAACGTTCAGCGTGCGCTCCAGCGCCGTCTGCTTCATGCCCTGCTTCGCGAGCGCGTCGCGGAGCATCTGGGGCGCGTCTGTCTTCGCCATGCCGTCACTATGTGTCCGCGGACACGTAGGTGTCAAGGGACACGCATGACGGTCAGGGCGATAGCGCGCGCCGCTGCGAGAATCAGCCTCGTGACGCTCGGAAGTCGGATCAGGACGGCGCGTGAGGCGCGGGGGATGACGGTCTACGGGCTCGGCAAGCTCGCAGGCGTCAACGCGCAGAACCTCGGGCGTATCGAGCGCGACGAGCGCGGGATGGCGCTCGAAACGGCCGTGGCGATCAGCGACGCGCTCGACATGACGATCCACGAGCTGCTCGACATCCCCGGGCCGCGTCCGCTGCGCGCCATCGCGGGTTGGGAGACGGCGAGCGCCGACATCCCCCGCGACGTCGTCGAGATCGTCGGGCGCACGATCGCGCCGGGCGCCGTCGAGCGCATCACCGTCCAGTCTGCGCAGCTGTACGCGTCCGCGTGGGAGGCGGCGGTCAAGCCAGCGGGGGATCGGCTGCTGCCGAGCGACACCACCGAGGCGCTGGAGACGGAGCCGAAATCTACGCGGCGAGCAGGAGCACGCCGCGCCCGTCGCTCGGGCTGACCTTCCGCGCGCGCAGCACCGTCACGCGTCCTGAGACGATTCCTTCCAGCGTGGCACGGTCGCGCGGGAGGACGCGTTCGCGGTCGCCACGGATCCGCGCGTACTGACCCGGGACGAAGTGGACGGTGGGCCGCGCCGTCAACTCCCCAGCGCGCAGGGCCGCCGCGACCTCGGGGACCACAAGCCGGCGCGCGACGTCGTCGCTGTCGAGTCGCGCTAGCGCTCGGGCCACGGGCGCCGCTGGCATCAGGATCGCAGCCGCGACGGCGGAGCACGAGAGGGCTGCGCCGTCCCGGGCCAGCGCCCACCTGGAGAGCGCCATGGCCAGCGCCCAGTGCTGCCGCGACGCTGGCAGCCTAGCGTTGAGGAACGCCCGCCACCGGCCGCCAAGGCGCGCCACCGTCGACTCCTCCCGCATGGGGGCGCGCTCGATGCATCCACGGCCGAGCATCGACTCCGCCATGGCGAGCGCGCTCGGGTGCGCGTCGGGCACGTAGCCGAGCGCGCGCGCGAGCCCGCGCACGTAGTCCGTGGCCTGTTCGATCGCGGCGTCATCGTCGGTGAGGAGCATCGTCAGATCCTAACGATGTGGCGCCGTTGCGCCTCACATTTCGCGGGCGCGCGTGGACAGAAAACGTCCATCGACACGAACGACGTACGTGTCCCTTGACACCGATGTCCCTGGACACATACTGCCTCTTGTCACCGAGACAGGAGCCGCCGATGCCCACCACGAACACTCCCGACTACGCATCCGTCCGCGCCGCCAAGATCGACCGCATCACGTCGCGCTTCGGCGCCCGCACCGCCGTCACGCTGGCCGACGGGTACAAGGTGACGCTCCTCGGGCGTCTGGCGAAGGGCGACGCGGTCCGGTGCGCGCTGCGCCTCCGCGCCTCTGGCTGCACCAGCGAGGCCGTGTCGTGAAGATTGACGAGAAGCCCCGCTGGCTCTCGGCCGGTCCGCGCTACCACTGCCGCAACGCGGGCGAGAAGCACCGCCAGGCGATGGAGTACGTCCGAGCGCTCGTCGCCAAGGGCTCGCCCCGCGTGAGCCCCGAGCTGCGCCGGATCGTCGAGTCGGGCACGCTCAGCGAGCAGGTCGACGCGCTGCGGGCGTTCGGTGCGGACGACGCGTGCTGGCCGGCGCCGGCGAAGGCGGTGGCGTGATGGCCGCCGCGTCCTGCCCCTGGTGTAACGCCGACTACGTCGACGGCTCCGCGCCGTGCGACTGCGCCGAACGCGAGGAGCGCGCGTCCCGCCGTCGTGCGCGGTTCCTCGGCGCGGTGGCCCGTCTCGGCCGCCTGCACGCGCGCTACGGCGTGTTCGCGGAGCCGACGGACCCGCGCATGTACGGGGTCCACCGGGAGGCGTACCGCCGCGCTTGGGTCGCGGCTCGGAGGGCAGCGTGACCCGCTCCGACGACGTGACCGACCACGGCCACGGCTGGAGCGTGGACGAGCGCAACGTCGGGCGCTCGCACAACGCCCGCGTCGAGGCGTTCGACGCGGCCCGCGTCGACGTCACGATCGAGTCTGGGTGCGGGTGCGGCGACGCATACGCGTTGATCCCCGCGTCCGTCCTGGCCGCGATGCTGCGACAGCTCGGCTGGACGGTGACGGCGCCGGGGGGTGGGACGTGATCCCCCGCCGCAACATCCCCGCGATGCGCGCCGCGCTGGACCGCTGCGCCGCGGACCTCGCCTGCTACCGCCGGCACGCAGGCGAGGGCGCGACGCTGTCTGGGATGCTCCTGACCGCGCGCTGGCGCCACGAGACGGCCGAGCCGCATCAGGGCCGGCACGTGTGGGACGAGACGGGCGCCTATCTCGGCGTCTGGCGCGCGCAGGACATGTGGGACGCCGTCAACGGGGTGGAGTCGTGAGCCGCGCCCCCGACGTGTTCGAGGCCGCGCTCGAGGCGGGCGACACGCCGCGCCGGGCGCAGGAGCGTGCCGAGGCGGAGATCCGACGCGAGCAGCGGGCGGAGCGGAGGAAGGCGAACAGGGCGGAGCGCGCCATCCGGCGACGCGAGGCCCGCGAGTGCGACGAGACGTTGCTGGTGACGCTCCGCGCGAGCGTCGGAGAGGAGTGAGGACCATGCGTAATCCGATCAAGGGACTTCCGGCGGCCGACGATGACCGCCTCGTGGCCGACGTCATCCGCACGTGCCAGACGGTGCGCGCGATCCGCATCGCGCTGTGGCGTCAGGCGGTCCGCGACGTCACGGCGATCACGGTGCAGGGGTGGCCGTCGTGAGCGCGGACACCGCGGACGTGATGCGACCGGTTGCCGAAGCGGTCCTGACCGTAATCGGAGGAGCCGCACAGAGGATCGGCGAGAAGCGGGCCGCCGCTTCGTTGGCCGCTGCCGCCGCCGTCGTGCTCTCCGACATGTCCGACGCGGACACGGAGACGTGGATCGCGAGCGTCAGAGCGGCGCGTGCCGAGATGCGCAAGGTGGAGGTGGTGTCGTAATGGCCACCGTCGACAAGCGCTTCGGTGACACGGGCGAAGACGCGAACTTCTGGGTTCGCTGGACAGGCTCGCCCAACTGCGACTTCGTGCTGACCTCGCCGTGGTGGCGCTCGGGGTGGGACGGTCGAGATCGCCCCATCTTCGTGGCCGCCGTACGCGCGCCAAGCGGCGAGGCGGCGATGAAGAAGATCAAGGCGGCGCACACCAGGGGCGCAACGAGGATCGAGTGGTCGTTCGTGAACCTGCGCCCCGACGACTGGGAGCCGTTTGGCGACCGATTTCCGCGGGCGGATTGGATGGTGTGGCCGTGACCGCCGAGCCGAAGACGGCCCGAGGCAAGGCGATCGTCGAGGCGGCGCGCGAGATGGCCGCCGCCGCCGAGCGCGCCGCGACCGCCTACGAACATGGGTGCGTACTGACACGCAGTGGAGCCGAGGACGAGGCCGCCAAGGCGCGCGCGGAACTCGACCGGCTCGTTTGCGAATGGGAGGCGGAGTCATGACCGTCGAACCGAAGACGGAGCACGACGCCATGCGCGCGGAGGTGGACCGCATTCCCTGCGACGGGCATTGGTGGGTCCACCGCGACGCCGACGGCCGGCGATCGGTCGTGTGGGACGCCGAGCCGCACATGGTGTGGTCGGCTGGCGACGAGGAGTGGTGCGTGGCCGAGCGCGAGCGGCTGAACGAGGACCCGCGCGC